CTGATCTGTTATGTTCTGCGCAGTGATCTGATGTTTCAGATACACCTTTTCCAACCCATCGAAATAATACTCGTGGAAGAATGCGATTGCCTCATCGATGCGATCTTCCAGTTGATCATCTGTCACATCAACATTGACCAACGGGGAACCAAGCTCTCTTAGTATGTAATCTTTTAAACTGTCTATGTTTGTTACGGTTGCCATAATTACCTCTTAGTTTATTTAGTTGGTTGCTGCCGCCAGTGACTGTAGTATCTTCTGCTTACTCAAATCGTAATCCGGAAGGATGATAATCTTGTAGGTAACTTCTCTTGTTTCAAGAGTCACTTCTGGGGTTGCTACGTTATAAGATCTGGCTTTTATGTATGCCCATAACACAACTAGATCGGTCTGTTTCTCGTAGCTAGAAATTTCCACTGTTTCCCCTGATGGGAATGTCAACGTTGAACTCTGAACCAGTTGAGAGCTCTTTAGGTCAATGTAATCTTTAGTTGGTGCAAGAGCATCCAACGACTCAACCCAGAAGAACATTCTTGGGTCTTGTATTGCTGTTATGTTCAACTGCCTAATTGAAACTGCACCTGTATCGTAATCAACCGTGCCGACTGTTCTGACGTATTCAGGAGTTACTGGGTCAATCCATTCATATAAGTTTATGTTACCATACCCATCGTCTTTCAATGAGCAGAGGTAGTCACCAGGAACATAGAACTTCGATGAATAGAAATTATTACCAATCCTGGATTGCTTTATTTTTGCGCTGAACTTGGTGTTATAGTCTATGATAGTGTTGTATAAAGGGGAAACTTCTTTTGACAGAACAAACGTCGACGACTCAGCGTAAACTTCTCTTGGAGTTAGAACATCAAACGTAACTTGGTTTCCAGTGTAGCTGTATGATATGACGCCAGCTGGGTTGTCATCAAGATCGACTTCCATTATTTCAGTGACGACATCCGGGTCTTCGGAGAAACTTGCTGTTACATTGTGTGTACTTGGGTCTGCGGATTCGGATACACGAAGTAAACGCAGTGCAGAAAGAGGAGTGAATCCATCAACCGAAGGTCCGCCTGGGGAACCAGTGACATTGCTATTGACGTTTAGTAATGGGTATGCGTTTACTGATAGTTGAATTTCGCAATAAAGTGGAATTCCAACTATCATGTCCGTATCAACGGACAAATTACCAGATAAGTTTTTGGTTAGTGCTAGTTCTGCGTTGACTTCTGTCGCGAAATCAATGTTAGCAAATAAATCTTTATCTACAACTGCGCTACCTGATACACTACCGGAAACGTTTATTGATGTTGATGCGTTATTTGAAACGAACAGGTATGCGTCATTGACGGTGACTGTTGTGGTTAGGTTCTCGGATACTGGATATATTACAAATATATCACCAGATGTAGACGCAGATACGTTTAAGTCACTTGCAAGTAACTTGTCAACGTTAAGTACTGTGCTTGTTACGTTTGTTGCGTAAACAATTGCTTCTAACGGGTTAAGTGCCGCTAGACCAAGTTCAGCAACAACTTCGACTAGAGCGTTCGTCTGTGCGGAATTGTCTAGTTTCGCATCACCAATTACATTAGCCGATACATCTAAAGAACTCTCTAACTGTTTTGTTAACGAGAGGGTCGCCGAAGCAGAACCGGAAACAGTAGCTGATGCTGATGCGCCATTGTATAATGTCGCGATTGGCGATGCAGTTACAGTTGCGGACGCGCTTACCTGAAGGAATTTACTTAATTCTAATGTTTGCGCGGATGTGGCTGCAGATACCGTTATCGATGCCGACAACAGTATAGGGATTGACCCCTGCGACGCTAAGGCAGCAGAGGCTAATGCGTGATTAGCCGCCATTCATTAGATTTCTAACAGACCTGGTAACCTTTTCCCATCATCTTTAATCGCACAAAGCCATGCGCTGGTCACACAAGCATTAATACTTCTCATCCATTCATTAGGAAAGTGCGTATCAACACGGTACTTCTGGAATCTTATACCTGTGTTGCCAATGTATTTAGCCAAGTTCGCGTTTGTGTAGTACAAGAAGCTATTCTCATTCCAGAAACTAACGTGCGTAGGATCTTGGAATGCCCCTCTACCGTCAGTACTTGGAACTTCTATGAATGCCCAACCACCATGAGCCAACACCCTGTGAATTTCTTTCATTGACTTGATCGGGTCTTTCAGGTGCTCAAGGATGTGGCTTGCGTTTAAAACCCCTACTGTATTATCAGCAAATGGCAATCCGTCGTTAAGGTCAACATTGTAGTCAGCGTCTTCTCTGTAATCGACGGTCAAAAAACCAGGTAATGGATTAATACCGGAACCAATGTCTACTTTTAATAACCCTTTAAGATCAGCATCTCGCATCGCTAGTTTCATGGCGTATTCCCGCATTAATTCAACCGTTCTGGTCTGAATGGCTTCATTTCTTTCGCTATAGCAAGTGTTTTCGCCAGTCATTCTATAGACGTAAAGCACTTTCGGGATACGTTTCATCTTTGAATGAAGATATGTCTTTATCATCAGCTGCTGATCGTCGCAAACAAATTCATTTGGGTCGTGACCGCCAACTTCTTCGTAAACCGTTTTTCTCCAAGACCTGACATGATCTGGCGCATACCAAATAAAAGATACTGCCTGGCTAGAGGGTTCAAAACTGTTCATTGCAAACAGTTCTCGACCTTTATGGTTGTACATCCTGTGTGACCATCCATATGCCACGCCGTATGGATTGAACTCAATGTCGCCCATTGGTAGAACTGCGTTGTCGCTGTAAACAAAACCGACTGTTTCGTCCTGATATGCGTGATATAGTTCTTGCAAGCAGTCTGGCGTGAGTAAATCGTCATGATCCATTTCGACTAAAACGTCACCCTTACCCAAACTAAACGCATTATGTTTTATGTGACCTATGTTTGCATTATATTCGTCATCAAAATACACCTCAACCTGAGGGTCTTCAACGATATACTGTGGAATCTTGTGCGGGTCAAAACCGTTATTACAGTAGATAATCCATTCCCAGTCGTTGTAAGTCTGTGCTTTGATGCTCTGGTAAAGTTCGATCAGATAAGGTAAGTTGCTTTCGCTATGTTCAGGGGTGATTAAACTGAATTTCATTGTCAATCTCAATCAAAGAAGAATAAGTGAATCAAACGACCAGTGTCATCAGAGTTGCCGAAATAATTTCCTGCTGAGTGAATGCAACTCGCATCCATGATGACCAGTCTATTATATATATTACCAGCAACGTCCACGGTTTCAAACTTAGTCGAATCGTAGAAGTCGCCGTTGAACGATGCATCAACGTTCTCATCTCGTCTGCTTCTGGCTCCAGTTATGTTTGAACGGTGCAATCGAGTTCCACTTTGCACAGGAGCATTTGGAGTCAGATAAATCATAGCTGCCCACTCTTGCCCGTCATAGTGATAAACTTGCGGATCCTTTGACGTGGTTATCTGGAACACGCCATTCATATCATACTCTTCAAACCTGGTTATCCTTTGACCAATTATGCTTTCAAAACGTTCTTTGACTCCGTCTGGTAAGTAGGTTCTAGTTGATCGTTTACCCTTGTACCAACGATTGTCTTCTTGAAATTCCACTTGAGTCAATGCTAGTTCACGCACTGCATCTGGATTTGAATAAAAATTATCAACGATGAACATCCTCTTATTTGGGGATGTGTTCATTGCTAATGGGCTGACGAATGGCTTGCCCAATGTGGTTGGTTTGAATCTTGATATAGCCATTTCGTGTAGCCCTTGTATAAAACCAGACTTGCTGTCGTTGTACTGGTGTTCTTCAATGAATAGTGACCTTCTTGGGAACGGGTTTGTTCTTTCCGGTTGCATCAATATAGACGTTATTCTGTACATGTTTTCGAAATCTTCAATGTCTCTATACAGTTCCGCTAACGCTATCAGATGATCGTTTCTATCAGGAGCGAACCATTCGGATTCTTCTAAAGTTTTGATAGCAGATTCATTGTCTGCGATGAAACGGTATAGGAATGCGCTCTGCACCAAACCAAAATAACACATCTCATATTCAATCCATGCATTTGGATCTTCTTCGAGTTTCTTTTTAGAGATGTTAACGTATTCTCTATAATAATATATTGCCCTTCTTGCGAATTCTTTTTGTTGCGATTCACCAAGGGGAAATGCTGGCGACCAAGTGGCATCAAAATAACTTTTTGCCAAATACCAGAAATGGTAAAACCTACTGAAGAACGCATCGTCTTTGATTAGCTCGTGTTCTAATTCTAGAGAATGGTTGATGAACTTCTTTGGGTCACCCCAGCTCTGTCCTTCGTTAAACCCGCGCTGTCTAATTTTATTTGGTAATTGAACTGTTTTATAGTTGGACCCTATACTTTCATCCAAGCTATAAATTGTTTCGTGACATGGATCATGATTGAAAGCCCATGGTATTTTAGCATTCCACATCCAAGTTCTATAATATAGACAATTTCCGCCTTGTGCCGGAATGTCAAAAGTTTGTATCGAAGAGTCAGACAAAAGGTTCCAATCAAAATCATCGTCGACTTCTAGAACTTCGTCGCAATCCATTTTGAGTATCCAGTCGCAACCATGATCGGTTTGCTGACAATACCGAACAAGATGATCTCGGTTATAACCAAACCCAACCCATCCTTCTTCTATATCATAGATCTCACCGGAAAGTTTATTGTCTAATAAAAACTTTTTTGCGATTTCATCTGATCCATCGGATGATCCATTATTTTGCATAACATAATAATCAACGTGTCCCAAACAAGAATTCAACATTCGTCCAAGAACTTTCGCTTCATTCTTGAACATTGTTATCATTACAATTTTTGGTTTATTCATTTTGATCTCGATTTAATAAAATCCATCACTGACTGATCATTCCTTTGATCTGGGGCTGGACTAAACAATGCTCTTGGTCTGTCAGGTGCGCCAGTAGGAACTTCGCTTAGGTAATAAGATGCAATGCTTTTTCTGTATTTTCCTTCTGGGCATTGTATTTTATCGTAAAATCCGTGCCACGAATTCTTGGATGCGTCAAATAATAACGCTCTGTTGAATTTATTTTGTATTACGACTTTCTTTTCTTTTGGTTGGTTTGTCGATGCATCGTGACTCCATAATTCAAGATTTCCACCCCAAGAATTATCCCACTCTTCAGAAAGGTAAATTATTAAGTTATACTTACGTAGTAGTTTGAGTTTAGGGTGGATTGAGTAATCCATATGAACGTTTAACCGCCCAGCATTTCCATGAATGTGCCAACCACCGCCATGCAACCCTGGATCTGCGAATAGAGTTTTTTCGCCTGTGATTTCAGATATATGATCTACGAAATCTTTAGACACCATTGTCGACAATACTTTGTAAGTCTCGAGTGGAAACTTACACCAGTCATTAATGGTTTTTTTGTGTTCAATGGGGTTATTATAGAATAACCAATCACTTGAGTTGTAATCTGGGAATTCAGACGCTATTTTCCTAGCCAAATCTGTGTGGAGAAAATCATCTATAATCCAATAATCGAATGGATCATTACCATGCTGCATAATAAAATCATCTCCATTTCGGTCCTTCGAACCATGCTACTATACTATATCTAGTTCCTCGCGTCACTGGTTGTACCATATGTCGAAGGATTGTCGGGAAGAAAATAATAGTTCCCTGTTGATTTAGTTCTTCTTTGGAGGGTGGGAACACAGCATCAGTTATTTCAACTTGCCCACCGTCGTAGTCTTTCGGATCGGACAATTGAATAATGCAAGACAGTTTTCTGTGGTAATACGGATCATTATTCAACCATATCATATCGCTTCTTGGTTTTGTGTAGTCGTGGTATGATTGATTGTGTTCGGTTATATGAAAACGATCAAGTCGCGAAATATGAAAATTGAAAAAATCTTGATTGGCTTGGATTTGAGTTTTCCATAA